TTTAGAACAGGACAAGAGCACTATCAAGAAAAAATAGATAGACGTCCTCTAGTTGCAAAGCATCCAGTAGATGGTAGAGAATATCTTTATCCAATGTTTATATACATGTACAAAGCATATTACAAAGACGGTACAGAATTAGAAAACTTTAAAGAGTTTAAAGATACATTATACAAGAAAATTACAAGATCAAAATATATGTTTCATCATGTATTTAGAAAAGGCGATCTGTTGTTTATGGACCAACTCACAACAAGTCATAGAAGATCTGCTATTAAAAATAAAGAAAGACAGTTGTGGAGAACTGCATTTGATTATTCAAAAGCAGTGGTAGATTACACACCTGTGGTATTTGAATGAAACAATGGGGTAAGGCTCTGCCTTTAGATTATGATTTAGATCAAGTACGAGTATGGGCAAGAAAACTTCAACTTTCTAGTCCAGGTACTACAATACCTGACTTCTTAGGTCATGCCCAGATGTATTGGGAAGATTATGTTCCGGAAGATTTTTGGAATTATTTAAATAGTTTGATTCCTTTAATGAGTGTTTACAAAGATAAAGGACCTCGCTATTGTACTCTATGGGAGTATCAACAAACTAGTAAACTCATTCCGCATATTGATGATCATATTCAATTGTTTGAAACTAGCCTTGTTATACCTTTGATAGGAAAATTTACAACAAGTATTGTTGAACCTGAAACAGAAAATAAAATAGATAGCATTACTTACGGACCAGGAGAAGCATTTTTCTTAAAGTCTACCGAGTATTGGCATATGGGAGAGCCCGAAGATGACTATAGATTAGGCATACTTTGTTTTATTGAAAAAGGCACAGATTTGGAAAAATATTTATGAAAGTAGTAGGTATAAGTTTTAGTTATGCTGATAACAGTTTACAAACACGTGGTCTAAAATTATTAAAAGAAAAATTAGATTTACAAGTTTATGACATGTTAGATTTTAACATGCCAATGTGCAACAGCAATAAAAGTGATGGAAATGTTCCCGACAGTGTAGAACAGTTTGTTCAACATTTAGAAGAAGCTGATGTGTTGATATTTGCTGTAAGCGAAGCAACAAGTCAGTACTGTGCAGGTTTTAAAAATGCAATGGACTGGTTAGTAGTAAAGGCTAAGTTCAATGCACGTTTAGGAACGGATTATGCTATCACAGATAAGCCTATATTTGTAGTTACATTTACACCTACATCTAAGCCACCAAACGGCGGTAGGCATTTTGATATGACTACACAATTACTTGAAAAATTAGGTGCTAATGTAATAGAATGCCATTTAATTAACAATTCTTGGAAAACAGTGATTCCAGGCGGTTTTAACGCTGTTAAAAGCGTCTACAGTGCGGTTGAGAGTTTTCTGGGTACTTATACCCCAAACAGTACAAAGACACGCTGTAAAGACGATTATAGCAGTTTAACATGGTTAAAATCCTATAATGAATGGGATATGGCGTGGCGTTATGAAATGAAACCAATACACAGAGTAAATGGTATGCCGTGGCCACGTATTAATGACCGTGAAAAGAAAATTGTTGAAGTACCTCTTAAAGAAGACTACAAATTACGTAGTATGGACTATCTTGATACAGAAGAAGCAAGACCAATTTTTGATGTACAAGCAGATATCATAATAGAAAATAACATCAAAAATATCGTTGATGTAGGATGCCGTATTGGTATTATTAACGATATATTGCATGAACGTGGATATACTGATTACAAGTATATGGGTTACGACACAAGTCCACAGCCTATAGAATATGCAAAAGAGAAATGGCAAGAATACAAGAATATAGAATATAGATGTTCGAGTATGTACGATCCTAATCCAGTAGACTTTGATGTAGAATGTGTAATATGGAGCGGAGTATTATTATACAATCCAACTGATCACATGCAACTATTTGAAGATGTTACTTTTAAACAATACAATGCAAAACACGCAATTATACAAGAACCATGCAAAGATCAAGATGAAGATAAATGGTTGCCTAATATGAAACTGAACACGATTGAACAAGATTTACATTTATATAAGGACAAGTTTAATTACAAAGATTGGGTTGTAAATGCAAATGTATTTTCAGGACGTAGAAGGATTGCACACGTATGGCTATAAAAATTATACCTTACATAATTAACGGAAAAGAAAATAATAATATTCCTGCTATGGATTTTATAAATGCAAAGCAAGCAATAAAATATATGCAAGAAGAAAGTAAAGACGATAGACTTGCTGAGAATTATGACAAATGGTTGAAACTAGAAACTATGGCTATGTACTGTATAGTTTGGGATCTTAAAACTAATAAACCTATAATGGCTAGTGGAGCTCAACATATGAGCGATAATTGTTGTAGGTTATTCAGTAGATATTATTTGTTTAAAGATTATAGAACAAAACATGTAGACAATCTATATGCTAAAGTAGATAACTTTCAAACTGATTTACATATGCTAGAAGAACTACAAGACGAGTATAAATTGTTTTTCTGGAGTCGTGATAAAGGAACAGGATTTTTTAAACGTATAAAAAAAGCAAGACCTGATATCTTTGATTCTTGGACTGTGCATGAAAAGCCTGTTGAGATATTATGGAAAGATAATATACAAGGCATTATCTATACAGGTGATATTTCTTATATAAATGAATTAGCGGTCAACGAATAATTTTTCTGCTATCCAACCACCAGTGTCCCATTTGTGTAATCTTACTCTACGGAAGTTTTCATGATGATTTTTGTGGTATCCTTCACCAGCAATAAAAAAGTTTAACCAAGGTACGTTAGCACCGCCTTCGGTTCTATGCCCTATTGTATTCAATAATCCAAACCCTACTTTTGCAAATACAAACGGTACTGCGGCATAAGCAAGCCAAAAATAAGGACTAATTATAAAACTTATTATGTTATGTGCCGCTAATATTTTCAAATGATGTTTATGAAAAAACACTAATCTAGGATTGGCGTAAAGGTCTTTTGCATATTTAGGAGGTATATTAGGTATATCCCAAATAGTTAATAGCACTTTCCAAAAGCCAACATGTTTAGCACTATGCGGATCTTTTTCGCTATCTGAATGATGATGATGCATACGATGACTAGCAATCCAACCAATAGGTGTTCTAATGTATGCTACTGAAAGCATAAACAAACCAACCCATTCAAACCATACAGGAACTTTAAACTGTTTGTGACAATAGTATCGATGCAAAAGAATACTTGCACCAAAATGACTAATCACTTGGCTCCATATAATACCGATTAGAATTGCTATAAAAATTTCCATTTGTACTCCTACAAATGTATTTATTTGGATTTAGGTTAGTGTTAAATTAAGTTGGCCCAAGCACCATTTTCGTAGCCTTGGAACTTGTTGTCTGTTGTATTGTATATGATCATACCGTTTGCGGCTGTTAGTGCATTACGTTCTGTAGTTGTCATATTACCTAAAAGCAGTTCAAACGCACCATTTACTTTAACGTTACCTGTTACTTCTAGTTGTGCATCTGGTTCTCTACTCATACCTTGATAACCTGAGCCGCCAGCTTCTCCGCCTACTTGTAATTTACCGTTATTCCAAACTTGTACAAATTTTGTGTAATCTGGTGTGCCAGTTGGGTTAGGGAAAATATTTAGGTAAGTTTTGTTAACTTCAATTTGGAATGGTGTTTGTGTACCATCTGTATCAGTCTTACTAAATGTTATACGTCCAATACTTGCTTCTGTTGCTACTTGTCCTGTTGATTCTGTTCTTGTAAAACTAAAAATTGGATTACCGTCTGTTTTACGAGAAAGGATAGTATTACCTGCATCTAATCCAGCTGTTCCAGTGAATGATAAATTGTTGCCATTACCGTTAATGACAAGTCCATCAGTGTCATTGAATGTCATTGTGTTAGCACTACCGCCTGTTTGTTGAATTCTAATTCCAGTAGTACCTTGAAGTGTAAGTTGTCCAGCAGTATTATCAACTTTTGTTGTAAAAATTCTGTTGCCAAAAAACTCACCGTTAATTGCGTCAACCATTAAACCTGAATCTATAGCAAATACGCTACCTGTAATATCACCTGTATGATAACCTACTGAGTTACCTACTATGTTACCTGTAACATTACCAACAACATCACCTGTAACACCACCTGTAATATCGCCTACAAATGCGTTTGCTGTAATTGTTCCTGATGCTGTAACAGCATCTGTGCTTACTGTACCAGTGATTAGACCAGCGTTTGCGTCAACAAGTACACCTGAGTCTTTAGCAAATACGCTACCTGTTATATCAGTGTCAACAAATCTTGTTGCTTCCCATTTGCTTGCAGATGCGTTATAACCTAATAAATCACCGTCTTGTACAGATACAATGTTTGTATCACCTAAGTCTGCTAAAGTAACTCCGCCGGCACTAACAACAATACCACCTTGTGTGGCACCATCGCCAACAAATACTGTTTTAGTATCCGTAGTGAATATAAGTTCGCCCGCTTCTGGCGTTATTGCTAGACGTTCGCCGTCTGTACCTCTTCTCAAACGTAGTGACATTCTTTGTCTCCTGATTCTTTATTATATGTATTTATGCCTTATGTGCATTTATTTAATAATGTTATTTACATACCAATCTTCGTTATCACAGCGTATATGACGCTCAAAGCCTTGGTTTTCTAGTATATTTAATATCTTTTGACGATTTTTGTCGTTTTCAAATTCGACAGTCAAAGTGTTAATATGAACACTCCAATCAAATGCTTCTAATATTAAAGATTCACTTCCTTCGCAATCAAGACTAATATAATCTATAACCGGAGGTGCCTTATATAATTTTATCAAGTCTGATAGAGTAATGCTATACACATTCATATGTGCAAAGTCTTCTCCTGGATCCTCGATAATACCTTCAATACCTGATCTCAAATTCCAACCAAAAAACTGTGTTTGATCCTCTAAATACCGAAACGGTAGTATTTTTCCTGACTCATTATACACACAGAGATCGCTTATTACACTATCTCTTGCTCCGCATAAGCTCTTTAATGTGCTAGGATTAGGATCAACGCAAATACCTTGCCACCTGTAAAACTTCTCTAATATAAAAGTATTACTAGCAGTAACACCATCTGAAGCACCAATATCAATAAAATAACCGTTCTTTTTATATCCTAATTGATCTAAAACAAAAAACTCTTGGCCACTTTCTGATATGTTTAGGTTACTTCCTTCAGGTCCCATTACTTGCGTCTCTTAAGAAATTTTCTAGTTTCTTTTTGAATGTCTTTCTTAACTCTTCGACTGTCGATACGGAAGTCAATACCCTTTATAGCGTCACCGTACTGCTCGAATAAATCTTCTAGCTCTTTGGTAACGTTATTATTAGATATGCTCCGTTTTGCTTTACAATCAATGTCCCACGCTTTACCATTCTTAAACTCTACATGAATAGTGTTGATGTATTCCATCGGTACACTATGTACATCTATGTCTTTGAATACCTCGGGCCACTGTCGTATAACATCCGCAGGAAACTTCTTACGTTTCATTCATCAATCCGATGTGTTGCGGAAGAAAAAATTATGCTTCTTCTTTTTTCTTCTTCTTGGTTGGAACTAGCTCTTCAGCCTGTTCACGTAACCTTTTCGCTTCCTTGAACATTCTATCGGCTTGTGATCTATAACTTGCCGCCAGTTGTTCGTCGGAGATCACTCCATCGTCTGGTGCTTGAATACGTGCCGCATCAGCTTCTGCCGCAACTTCTGTTGTGGCTGGCATTTCGTTTACAGTACCTACAGTTTCTGTAGTAGTCTTAGGCATAGTATTGTCAGACATAGCAAGATCTGCTACTGTTACACCTTTTTGTTCTGCTACTGCTGAATTAATTTCAGACAATAAAACTGCTGTGGTGTTATTAGGTGTCATCTCAATTTCAGATGTTGGAATCTTTTGTAATCTTCCAGTTTGGTGAAATCTTGGTAACATACGAGCACCATCACTTAATACTGCTCTATCCATTGCTTCTGCAAGTTCATGTGCTTGCTGACCTGCATCAGATTCAATTAATTTCATTAAACTATCGTGATCTGCATCGCTTAGGGTTGCAGTATCTACAATAAGTGCATGATTTGGATCATCGGGTAGTACGCGAAAAGCCACTGCAACTTTACGTTGGTTTGACTTTATACGTCCTACATGTTTTATATTAGCCATTTGTTTTTTCTCCTTGCGCCTTTTCTTGAGCCGCTTTTGCCTCTTCAGATTTCTTCTGAACAGTTTCTAGAAAAGTTTCTAGCTTATTATATGTTTTACCAACTGCTTCCATTTCATTTGCTTTGAATGCACCGCGTTGGCTAGCCACGTCAATAATACTTCTAATGACGCCTAAGTCTTGAATTGTTAGTTCAACAGGCTCAGTAGGCTGTTGTGGTGCTGTTTGTGTACCCGCTACTTGTGGGTTCTTCTTTTCTTCAGTCATCTTTTACCTCCGTTAACTGTGTATATTATTTACTTGTATTTCAAAAGTGGACACGCCAAAACGAAATATGACATTTCTTTAGGATCTTCAAAACCTACTCTAAGTTTGAATCCTTGCTTATCTGTTATGGCCATAGTCTTTTTGATATAGAATCTGTTCTTACAGTTGTCTGTAATCCACTTTTCTAGACTATTTTCTATGTTATATGCGAATGGTAGATCGATATATTCAAGGTGAGGTGCTTCAAATTTTAACTTTCTAATTTGAAAAAAATCATTAGGATTTGGTGATTTAAACGGTTTCTTCATAGTGTGCAGTAACACCAAACGGTGCTTGAATATCCTTTTTACGGTTGCTATGTATTACAAATACTGTTTCACAGTAATCTTCTTCACCCCAACTGCCCCATGGGTAACCGTCTGTAAACATAATAAATTTCTTTGGAACAATGTCATTTTCTTTCATGTATTCCCAATTAACCATGAACTCTGTTCCGCCACCGCCTACAGGTTGATATTCTGAAATGTCATCGCCTTGATCTGAATGAAAATCTTGCTCTGCATATACAGATGTATCAAAACACCAAATTTTAATATTGTACTCTTTGAATTCATCACAAATACCTTTTACTTCACTTAGGAAGTCTCTAGGCATATCACCACCAATTGATCCGCTCATATCAAATGCAATACAAAGATCAATCTGCTCGTCAAAGTTCATACCTGGTAATACTACACCAGTATGCCAACCTTTACGTGATGGACGACTAAATGTATAGTCATTTCTTATAGTAGACTGTATCTGCTGACGGATAAGTTCACGCCAGTTCATTTTAGGTTCTGTAAGTTCAGATATCATTCGCTGAACTTCTTTAGGAAGGTTACCTGCGCCAGCGGCCTGTGCGGCCTGCATCATACCTTCTTTTACACTATCTCTAATCTTCTTTAGTTCTTCTTTGCTATACTTAGGTGCCTTTACACTCTTGTTACCTTCGTCATGATTAGTATCCTGTTCAGGATCTTTATTGTTTGCAGAGCCTCCTGAATCATCATCTAAATCAAGATGTTCGTCTAACAATTCACCTAATGCTTTAAGTTCTTCTTCATCATACTTTTGAAAAATATCTTCGTAAACTTCTTCTGAAGTCCAATCTTCATATTTAAAGTCTTGAAAACAATCTACTAGTTTAGGCTTAGTACCAATATTGTCTCTTACAAGTGTATTGTTTACAATATAATCTTGTGCAATATTACTAATATGAGGATCTAAGTTTCTACCCTGCCAAGCTCTACGTCCTAAATGATCAAATACACAATGCAAAATTTCGTGTGCAATTACAAACTCAATCTCTTTATTATCCATAGCATTAAAGAATTGAGTGTTAAAATATAAATTTTTACCGTCTACTGCGGCTGTAGGACACCAATCATCTGCACTTTTAATACGCAGACGTGTTGCCATATTACCAAAGAAAGGATGTCTAAGAAGTAAGCCAATACGTGCTACAATAATTCTGTCAAGAACATCAACACGCATTTCGTCCAGTTCTGCTGGAGTAATGTCTGGATTAGGTGACCAATGTTTTTTTCCTGCTACTGCACTCATCTTATTCTCCTTGCTATGTTACTTATTATAGTATCTTTACGTTTCAATGTCAAATAGTTTGGTAAAAAGAATAGGGGCTTTCACCCCTATTCTAATTTGGTTAAACCTTTTGTGCGGCAGTAATATACTTGCCAAAACGTTCATGGAACTCATCGAAACATTCGACTTCATCAGGATCGATAGGTAATGAGTATTGTGTGAGGGCTAATTTGATTCCCATTACAACCAACTCTGTGTCGAAGTTATCCATAGCAAAACGTAAAAAGTTATTAACTTTAGTATCAAACTTTTTATCGTTCTTGTCGCAGGCTTCTTTAAGCTCGTAGCAAAGAGACACTGTTAAGGAATACATCGCACTGATTTCCTTATTGTTGAGCTCCTTAACCTTACCTGACAAAATGTCTGTAGGGTTAGGCATCTGCCCAGCAACTTTTCTATGTGCCATAAACTTCACTGCAAGGCCTTCACCAACTGAACCACTTACAAGATCTGTAGTGGTTTCTTCGTCGTCGTCATCTTCAAGTAATTCTGATACAAACGACCAACTACGTGGTGTTGCAAAAGAACGACTCGGTGACTTCGGATCGAAATCGTATAAATCTTTCTTGCTAAAAGTTAGGTAACCAACTACGTCTTTGTGTTGGTTGTTTGCAACAGCCCAAGCAAACCAATCATCAAAATCCACAGCCATTTCTAAGTGGATAAATCTGTTTGCCAATGGTGCTGGCATTCTGTATGTAACGCCTTTATCTGCGTCACGGTTACCTGCCGCAACAATAAGAACATTGTCTGGCAGTGTATATGTACCAACCTTACGGTTAAGTATCAATTGATAAGCGGCCGCTTGTACAGCCGGTGCCGCTGAATTCATTTCATCTAGAAACAAAATAATCCATTTATGTTTCTTTGCAAATTCTTGTGTAGGAAGTTCTTGTGGCGGTGCCCAAGCCATACAGTTGTCATTTGCCGCATAGTAGGGAATACCTTTAATGTCTGTTGGTTCCCATAGCGATAGTCGAACATCAATTGTATATGCATCCATAGATGCTCCAATTTGATGTACAATGTCTGATTTGCCAATACCTGGAGGACCCCAAATAAAAACCGGACGTTGCTTTTTAAAAGCTCTTGCGATTGATTTTTTAGCCCCATTAGGAGTGACAGTACGTGTTGCGATATTTTCCATATTAGCCTCTCTAGTTGTAGTGTCTTTGCTCATTTACTATACTATTATAATACTATCACAAGGCCGAAAAGTCAACCTCTTTATTACCAAAATATTAATTTTCGTGTCTTTTAAGAGCTTTTGCTAGTCCGTATTTACGTAGATCTCCGCTAAAAAGGTGCAATTCCATGGCCTTTTTTTCGTTGGTTACAATGATACTATACGGTGAAAGGAAGTATGGACAGTCTATAAATTTGTCCAAAAATATAATAACTTGTGTAGTTACTTTGAAGTCTTTTGGAAATGGTACTTCATATGTTTGTATATCCAATTTTTCTGTAAGATGTATATACCCGTCTTCTGTAAGGCGCAATCCGCCTTCATCTTTTGCTCTAGTGTTTTGCCACCACAAAGGAAGATATTCCTTCATAGTAGCATCACTTAGTGCAATATTACTATTCTTCAAAAAGATTTTTGTATAGGTTTCTTTCCAGTTCATTCGACTGTTAGTTCACCTGTAGTAAGTTTATATACTGCAAAGTCTTCTGAATTAAATAGTTCGTTCAATTTTTGTGCTAGATTATGTGCATGTCCTGGATTTGAAAAAGATACTTTTTTGTATTTAGGTCCAGGGTAATTCGTGATAACGTTTAGAGACTTCAAATTGAAGGGCTTGCCTTTAAAAAACACTGCCCATATAGCTTCTGCTTCTAATACTTGTTCAGACTTATATGTCTTTTTATCTATATGTTCTAATATTACCGTAGGTTTTGGTCTACTCATTTGCGTACTCCATAAATTATGTACGCATATATTTATCTCTTTTTTAGGTTATATTAGTACTTATTACCAGCTTTGTCCACCATCCATATTGATGGTTACAGTTTCTTCGCCTTTAGGTGCATTTTCTTTTACAAACTTTTCTAAGTCACCATTCATACGTGCCATTACTTCACCTAGTGTAAGTGCTAGTTTACGTGCAGTCATAATATCTAGTTTGACTTCTTTTTGCTGAGAAGCATCTGCGCCTTTTACTTGATTAATAAATTGTTGTATTGGTGCAGTATTAATCGGCTCTATTGGCATTGCTTAACTCCGTTCTCATTTGTAAGTCTGTTTTAAAAGGACCTTTGAAAGGATATTTTTCAATAGTTACACTCTTAGGACAAAAACTTCTTACCCAGCCTTTGTCAAATCTTATAATGTAATAACCTGCCGCATATACACTTTTACTTTTAGGACTCTTTGTAAACAATGGTAACCTACGTTGTACGTCATACATTGTATTATAAGGAATACTACTTGTAGGAAATCCATATAGTTCTTTGTCTATATGAGATTCACTATCACTAATAGTTCCTACACTCCAAGTAATATTACCTAATGCAGTGTTTAAATCTTTTTCATTGTCATAGAATGTTGTTCCGGTACTGCAAGTATACATATACTTTTTGTCCTCTTCATTACGGTGTAGAGTGCCAATCTTATTGCCATCTTCTTCCATTATCCAGAACTTATTTTTTAGTACTGATTTTGCCTTTATCATATTGTTGCCTCCTGGTCGGGATATTTTGCGTTTAAGGGCTCTGCATATAGTTTTGCATTTTCTGCAATCCTTTGCATATCCCATTTAGCACAAAACTTCATAAGACGCATGCCGACCTGTTGTACGTCTTTCGGAGTCATGTGGTCTTCAATAACACCATTAATGATGTCACGAATATCATTCGGCTGTGCTGATAAATCACACAACACAACATTACGTTGATAATCATCTAGTACACGATGTTCTTCACCGTTATGATCTACCCAACGTTGTAACATAAGATTATTCCAGTTGTAACCTTTTGTATCTTTGTCTGCAAATGCTTCTTGCAAACCTACTTTATTCTTAGTACCTTTTGTACGAACACCTGGATATGCACTAAACACATTATCACTTGTATCACCACGCATACATTTTTCAAATAGCATCCATTGTGGATTAGGTGCAGGTCTTGCTTCGCCTGTCTTTTTATCTATAATAGGTTGACGTTTCTTATCATCAAAATAACCTTCATGTGTTATAATAGTATTACTAACACCATTATACTGTTTTACATTCGGAGCAATAAGTTGTGCAAAGTCACCGTCAGTGCTAATGATTACGTGTGTATCATTAGGATGTGCTTGTACCCAACCTGCAATAAGATCATCTGCTTCTAGTTGCGGATGTTGCATCATTGTACAGTTAGTTTTACTACCAATAAAGTCTTTGAATTCATCGAATATCTCCCAGAACACTTTATCTTCTTCTGCTTGTTGCGGAGTCATTGCATCACGTGTTTCTTGTCTATTACGCTTGTATGGCTCATAAAAGTCTTTACGCCAACTGCGTCCTTCTAAACAAAATACAACATGATCAGCGTTAAAGTCGGCCCATGCCTTTTTTACACTATTAAGTGTAATATGCAATGCCATACCAACTTTATCATCAACGCTACCTCGTACTACGTGTCTAGCACGGAAGAATGTATTTGCTGTGTCTACTAGGATATATGTACTCATGATACTTCGCTCTTGT